ATAATTTACAAGAAAGGAGTATACCTTTTGTGTATGAAAAAGATGTTGTTGTGTACTTCAAGCCCAGAAAAGAGTGCCGATATACTCCTGACGTAACTTTAGATAACGGTATTATTATTGAAATTAAAGGGTACTTAAAGCGAGAAGATAGACAGAAGCATATATTAATCCAACAGCAGTTTCCTAATTTAGATATTAGATTTTTATTTGGTAATGCAAAGAATAAAATTTATAAGAATTCTAAAACTACTTACGCTGATTGGTGTAATAAAAATAATTTTAAGTTTTGTGAAAAACAAATACCTAACGATTGGATATAAATATGGCAGATATGATAGATTATGAAAAGCTATTAAAGATGTGGCGTGAAGAAAAAAAGAAACGTCAAGAAGTTGAAGGTGAGTTAAGTATTGTTAAAGCTACGACTGTATATAATTCTCCTGAAATGAAAGATGCAAAAAAAGAAATAGATAGATTAACTGAACAATCAGATAATTTTGAAAAGATTAGTAAATCACATAAAGAACTTAACGGTCAATTACGGAAAGAGTTAGATGAAAAAAATAAAGATTTTAATGCTTTGCAAAAAAAGTTAGATGATTTAAAAAAATCAGTTGAAGGTAGATTAGAAGAATTAAGAAAGAAGGGGTTAGTATGAGTCCGTATAGAGAAAGTAGATATAGAGCTAGAAAAAAGTTTTATTCTAAAGAAGAAAATAAACAGAAGAAAAGAGATTATATGAGGGAGTATAGAAAACGTCCTTATGTAAAAGCTAGGTCTCACGAATATTATTTAAAAAGAATAATTAAACAAAATGAAAATGATAACCTCAATACACAAAATACCGTGAGGTTTTTAAATGGATAATGAATTTGAAATAGTAGCAAAGAAAACTTTATTGGAAACAGTTATAGATATAGGGTCGGGGTTTCTATTAGCTGTGTTAATACAAATATTAATTTTTCCATACTTTGATTTACACCCGACCATATTTGAAAGCATAGAGATAGCAGTTATATTTACTGTTTTGTCTATGACTAGAAGTTGGTTATGGAGAATGTATTTTAAATGTAGGGATATGAATAATGAGTGGACACTTAAATAATGAAGATAGTGAATTTGTTTCTCACTTACCTTGTGAGAAGTGTGGGAGCAGTGATGCGAATTCTTTATATAGTGATGGTCATACCTATTGTTTTAGCTGCAACACTTATGCTAATACTAATGAAAATATTTCAATCAATATGGAAAATACTAAAAAAGATAAAATCAATTTATTGGACGGCACACCAAAACCTCTTGTTAAAAGAAACCTCACTCTTGAGACGTGTGTATTTTGGAATTACTATATTGGTGAACAAAATAATCAGACGGTTCAGATAGCAAATTATTATAATAAAGCTAGAGAACCAGTATTCCAAAAAATAAGATATAAAGATAAAACTTTTAAAACTACTGGTAATATAAAAGAAGCTCTTTTGTACGGGCAAGAAAAGTGGAACGGTGGTGGAAAAATAGTTTGTATTTGTGAGGGAGAAATAGACACAATGAGTCTATCCCAAATATTTAATCATAAATATCCAGTAGTAGGAATACCAAACGGTGTTAATGGAGCTGTTAAATCAATAAAAAAAGAATTAGAATATTTAGAAAGTTTTGAAACTGTTGTTGTATTTTTTGATCAAGATAAATATGGATTTGAATCTGCACAAAAAGTAGCTGAATTATTTACAGTAGGTAAATGCAAAATAGCTACATTACCCTTAAAGGATATTAACGATATGTTAGTAGCACATAGAGGAGAAGAAGTAGTTAAAGCTATGTGGGAATCTAAAGTTTATAGACCTGATGGTGTAGTCGCTGGAGATGAGCTGTGGGAAGTAGTTAGTGCTGCCGATGAAAAAGCAAAAGTATTTTATCCGTATGAAGGACTTAATAGAAAATTATTTGGAATTAGAAAAAAAGAAATTGTAACTATTACTGGTGGTTCAGGAATTGGTAAATCTTTATTAGTTAAAGAAATGGCGTATAAATTAATAAGAAATGATGTACGAATTGGTATTATATCTTTAGAAGAAAGTATTAAAAGAACTTGTGAAGGTATTATAGGATTACATTTAAACAAACCTATTCATATTGATAGAAAAGATATTACAGAAGAACAATTAAAATCAGCTTATAAAGAAACAGTAGGTAATGGTAATGTATTTCTTTATGATCATTGGGGAAGTATTGAAGAAGATACTATTCTTAATAAGATAAGATATTTTTCAAAAGCATTAGATATAGAATATTTATTTATAGATCATATTTCTATTATTGTTAGTGGATTACAAACTCACGATGAAAGAAAAACAATAGATGTTTTAATGACTAAACTCCGTGCTTTAACTCAATCTTTAGATATTGGAGTTATTATAGTTTCACATTTAAAAAGACCTGAAGGAAATAAAGATCATACTGATGGATTAAAAACTTCACTTGGACAATTAAGAGGTTCAGCATCTATCGGTCAATTATCAGATATTGTAATTGGTGTTGAGAGAAATGTTAGTGGAGATACGTCAGGGGAAACTGTTTGTAGAATTTTAAAAAATCGCTTTGCTGGTATTACTGGTAAGGCGTGTATATTGAAATATGATAACGAGAAAGGGCGACTTTTAGAGTATGACAACACCATTAATTTTTGATTTGGAAACAAATGGGCTTGATCCTGATAAAGTCCATTGTTTAGTTATTAGCAAGGAAAGTAAAATACATACTTTCATTGGAAACCGAATACCAGATGGACTGGATATGTTGAGTGATAATTTAATTGTCGCCCATAATGGAATTAAGTACGACCTCCCAGTGCTTAAAAAACTTTATGGCTATTCCCATAAAAAGGAATTAGTACACGACACGCTAGTTTTAAGTCGCCTTATCTACCCTGACATAAAGGAACTAGACGTTAAATTATTAGCTAGAGGGCGTATTCGTTCTAATTTGGTTAATAAGCATAACCTTGAAAGTTGGGGTTGTCGCTTACAGATGGAGAAGGGCGATTACGGTAAAGCCAACACCAACGTATGGTCGTCCTTTTCCAATGAAATGTTAGAATATTGTATTCAAGATGTTAAGATAACTGAAAAACTTTACAATAAATTAATGGATAAAAAATTCAAAGATAAATCTATTTCTTTAGAACACGAAGTAGCTTTTATTTTAAGAGAGCAAGAGAAGAAGGGATTTGCTTTTGATAAAGATAAAGCAGTTAAATTACACGCAAAATTATTAGATAGAACAAATCAATTAAAATCTAATTTAGAAAATTCATTTAAAAGTTGGGTTGTAAATTTAGGAATGTTTACCCCTAAAGTTAATAATAAAAGATTAGGATATAAGAAAGGCGTAGCTGTTAAAAAAACCAAAACGGTTGTCTTTAATCCATCTTCTCGTCAACACATCGCCAATAGACTTATGAAATTGAAGGGTTGGAAGCCAACTAAATTTACTGACGCTGGGCAGCCGATAGTTGATGAAGAAGTTTTATCTGATTTAAAATACCCTGAAGCTAAAGAACTTTCCGAGTATTTAACTTTAGAAAAAAGATTAGGAATGTTAAGTGATGGAAAACACGCTTGGTTAAAAGTTGTTAAAGATGGTCGTATTCATACTTATTATGTTTCAAACATTATAACAGGAAGAATGTCGTCAAGATTTCCTAATTTACAACAAGTTCCTAGTTTAAATACTCCTTATGGAAAAGAATGTAGAGAATTATTTATACCTTCCAGTGGCAAAGTGTTGGTGGGCGTGGACGCTTCAGGACTAGAAGCTAGATGCCTCGCCCATTACATCTATAATTATAAAGGTGGTAAAGAATATACTGATTTAATTTTAACTGGAGATATTCATACTTATAATATGAAAGCTGCTGGATTAAAGGATAGAGCTTTAAGTAAGAGAATGTTTTACGCTATTCTTTATGGTTGTAGTTTTAGAAAATTAGCTGAAATATTAGATGTTCCTTTACACGAAGCTAAAGTAATTTTAGATAATTTTTATTCTAAACTTCCATTTTTAAAAGAAATTAAAATAGATATTCTTTCAAAGTTAGAAGATGGTGGAAGTATAAAAGCAATAGATGGACGTATCTTACAAATACGAAGTGGTCATAGTTCTTTAAATTCATTAATACAAAGTTGTGGTGCTATTTCAATGAAACAAGCATTAGTAATTTTATGGAATGAATTGAAAGGTTTAGATGCTTTTGTTATAGCTAATGTTCACGATGAATTTCAAATTGAATGTAAAAAAGAGTTGGCAGAAAAGGTAGGAGAGATTGCAAGACGATCTATTCGAGAAGCTGGTACACGACTTAAACTACGAGTTCCCCTTGAAGCCCAGTACAAAATCGGAAAATCTTGGGCGGAAACCCACTAATCTAAATTGGAGGAAATGGGCTTCTAATGCTTTAACAAACCAAATAA